GAGGCTGCTCCACAAGTTTCTGTAGCTACTTAATAAAAAGCTACATCGTTGGAAAAAACCACTCCACATTACAGGCTCTCTTGCACTCTATTCAAAACTAGTATATAAAATAATCACTATACAATTATTAAAAGAGCATAGACGCGTATAGTCGACGGCCTAGAGACTATGTTCAGAAACTAGGAGGATATAATTATGGCTTCAACAACGTTTAATGGACCAGTAAGGTCCGAAAAAGGTTTCCAAGTTGCAACTAAAAATGCAACTACGGGAGCAGTAACAACTAGAATGAGTTCAGCTATGCCTGACTTAACTGGTTTAGCAAAAGCTGATGTAGCAACAGGAGCTGGTTTTGCATTTGCAGCAAATACTATGACAATTGTAAACTACACAGGTGCAGCCGCAGCAAGCACTACATTACCTGCAGCTACGCAAGGAACGGTATGTGTTTACGTTCAAGCAAAAGATACAGCAGGTGGAGTTAATACTTTAACTTTTGATGCAGCTGGGACTGATGTTTGGGCTACTGGTTCTGTAATAGAATCAAGAGCAACAGATGAAGTTGATTTTGACATCTCTACAGCAGGTGAAACACAATTAGTGTTTACACCAGTTGATGCAGCTACAAACCTTTTTACAACTGGAAGTAAAATTGCTTTCATTTGTTATGAAACAGGTACGTGGCATATTGCATATGAATTCACTGGATCAGCAACATCTGTTAAAGGTGCATTTGCATTTGCAGCATAATAAATAATTAATGTGGGCCTTCGGGCCCACGTAAAATTTTAAGGAGAAAAAATGACAACATTTGGATCAACACAAGATGGAGTAGCGAGCAACGTAACTACTGAAACTAAAACTATTCAAGTAGGTAGAACTAGAGTATATGGAGTACATGTATCTGGTCCTAACGTAGCTGGAGTTTTAGATATTAAAGATGGCTCAACGTCTAAAGTAAAATTAAATAAGGCTGCTCATGTTCATGACATGACAATTAATTTCCCTGTGCCGATTTTATTTAAGACTAATGTTAATACTGCTTTTACTACAGAACAGATTACAGCTATAACCGTATTTCATAGTGGCGGAAATAACTCGTAGGAGGTTTACGTGACTTTTTCAGGCACAAGTACATTCGAGAAATTTCTCTCGATCGATGATATTATAACAGAGTCTTATGAAAGACTAGGGTTCTTTGATTACTCTGGTAATGATTTAAGATCTGCTAGACGTTCTTTAAATATAATGTTTCAAGAATGGGACAACAGAGGTTTACATTTTTGGGAAGTTGCAAGAACAGCGATCACATTAGAATCTGGTAAAAACGAATACACACTATTTAGATCACCATCTGATGGAAATGCAAATGGTATAACTACAACTTTATCATCAGGTATTTTATCTACAGCTACAACCATACCTGTTGCATCTGTTAAAAACATGAATCCTACAGGTAAAATTAGAATTAATAATGAAGTAATTATTTACACTTCTATTTCTGGAAACAATATACTTTGTGAGGCATCTGGACGTGGAGCTGATGGTACAACAGCAGCGTCACATAGTAGTGGTGATGCAGTTACAAATTTTGTTGATATGGTTTCAGATATTCTTGAAGCTAGTTTTAGAAACGAAAGTGATGTAGACACACCACTATCAAAAATTAATAGATCACAATATCAAGCTTTTTCAAATAAAAGTTCAACAGGACAACCATCACAATATTTTGTCCAAAGATTTATAGATAAAGTTACAATAACTTTATATTTAACACCGGGTGATACACAGGCTGGTAAATTTATTTATTTTTATTATGTAAAAAGAATTCAAGATGCTGGTAAATATACTAACGAAGCAGATGTAGTTAATAGATTTGTTCCATGTATGTGTGCAGGTTTATCTTATTACATATCTATGAAAAAAGCTCCACAAAGAACTCAAGAAATGAAATTGTATTATGAGGATGAATTACAAAGAGCATTGCAAGAAGATGGATCAGCTGCTAGTGTTTTCATCTCACCTAAAACTTATTATCCGGAGATATAATGGCAAAGTACGCAAAAGGTAAATACGCACTAGCAATTTCTGATAGAAGCGGACAAGCTTTTCCGTGGAGAGAAATGGTTACAGAATGGAATGGTGCGTTTGTGCATATATCAGAGTACGAACCAAAACAACCACAATTAGAACCAAAACCTTTTGTGGCTGATCCACAAGGTTTAGAACAAGCAAGACCTCAACGTTTTCCACCTGACCAAATTGGTGGAGGAAACATGGTAGCTAATTTAACTTTACCTGGAGATTTTGCTTTTCAAGATTTAAGTAATAATAGCATGATGCCTGAAAATCCATCTGTTGTAAATTCTAGAAGAGAAGCCACATTAGCTTTAGGAAGTGTTATAGCAGGAATTCCTTCGACGCTAGTAAACGTGCCTGTAACTGGTTCTAGTTTAACTGGGGCTATTACAAGTCCAACAATAAGCACATCGTCTTCTCCAAATTATAATGTTACCGTCGCATCTGGCACATTGTATATAGTTGGAGGAACAGGAAACGTATTTTATCTTGATGGAACTCGACAAACAAGTTTATCTCTATCTCAAGGTACTACAATAAGATTTACACAAGACAATAGCAGTAACGATAATCACCCTCTATTTATTACAACTTCTAATTCTACTGACTTAGCAACTTTAAGATCTGGAGTTATATCATCTGGTGTTGTATATTATTTAGATGGAACAAGTAATGAAACAAATTATACTAACACAACAACTTTTAACGCTGCCTCTCAAAGATATATTGAGTGGACTCCATCTAGCACGGGGATTTACTACTATGCTTGTTGGATTCATGGTATAGGTATGGGAGGAATGATAAATATAACATAATGACTTACACAGAACTAGTACAAAAAATTAGAGATTATACAGAAGTCACAAGCACGGTTTTAACTGACACTATTGTGAACGGATTTATTCAAGATGCGGAGTTTAGAATTTTAAGAGATGTAGATTCCGATAATAATAGAAGATACGTGAGTGCTAACCTGATAGCAGGAACAAGATTTATTGATACACCACAAGATTTGTTAGTTATTAGATCAGCTCAGATTATAGATTCTGACGGAACGGCTGAACCTAACAATAGAGAATTCTTACAATACCGAGATACAAGTTTTATGTCTGAGTTTAATAATTTAGGAAGTCAAGGGGTTCCAAAATACTATAGTAATTGGGATGAAAGCAGAATAGTGGTGGCTCCTACCCCTGATCAAACTTATCAAATTCAATTAAATTATATCTTGAAACCTGCTGGATTATCTAGTACAACTCCAACTACATACTTAAGTCTACAATTTCCCAATGGCTTATTGTATGCATGTCTAATCGAGGCATATGGTTTTCTAAAGGGGCCAAATGATCTCTTGCAATTATACGAAGGAAAGTATAAACAAGCGGTAGAAGGCTTCTCAATAGAACAAATGGGAAGAAGAAGACGAGACGAATATCAAAGTGGTGTTCCTCGTATAGGAAAATAGGAGAAAATAAAAATGGCTATAACACAAGCAATTGCAAACTCTTTTAAAAAACAATTATTAGATGGTGATCACGATTTTACAGCGGCACCAGCTGGTGATATTTTTAAAATAGCTCTTTATACTTCTTCAGCAACTCTAAACTCAGCTACAGCTTCTTTGTTAACTAGCTCACCTACTAATGAAGTTCCAAACTCTGGACAATACACAGCAGGTGGTGGAAAATTAGTTAACTTAGCAACTTCAATAACAGCTGGTGTAGCAAGAGTAGACTTTTCAGATAGATCGTTTACTAACGTTACTATTACTGCTAGAGGTGCTTTAATCTATAACACATCGTTCTCAAATGCAGCGGTAGCAGTTTTAGATTTTGGAGGAGATAAAACAGCTACATCTGGAGTTTTCACAATTCAGTTTCCGGCTAACACATCAACAGCAGCGATTCTAAGGATCTCTGGTTAATCGTAGGAGGTAACCTCCTATGGCATCCGGAACTTGGGGTACTGGCTTTTGGGGTCAAAACCAATGGAACGATTCAGCAAACCCGACTTTTACACTTACGGGTATTGCCCTCAGTGCATCTTTAGGTGATGAGTCAACTGCTGGTGAAATTAACACTGGTTGGGGCAGAGCTGGTTGGAATGATTTTGCTTGGGGTATCGCAGGAAATCTTATAGCTCCTGGTGACGCCATTACAGCTACTTTAGGAAGTGCTGTAGCTTCTATCGATGTAAGCACAGGTCCTGGCACAAATAATAATCAACTCTTATCTGCAAGTTTAGGAACACCTAATATAGACGTAGTTGGAAAAGCATTTCCAACTGGTATTGCTATGACTTCTAATTTAGGAACGGCTGATGCTGGTCCTGATGCAATGGCTATAGGTATTGCAATGTCTATGGGTCTTGGATCTGTAGATGCATTTAATCAAACAGGTTGGGGCAGACAAGGTTGGAATGTTAACGCTTGGGGTGTTGAAGGTCAATTTGCAAATGTTGATGTAACAGGTATTGCAATGACCGCGGCTGCAGGAGATATATCTCTCTTAGGTGAAGCAGTAGTTCTTCTTAATACTTTAAACGTAGCTAACGTAACTCTCGGTAATGTAGATCCAGCTCCAGATGCCTCTGTAACTGGAAATTTAGCAGTTGCTAATTTAGGAACTCTTGTAGGTCAAGCTGGTGCGGGTGCATCTCCTTCAGGAATTGCAATGACAGCTGCTTTAGGAACGGCGGTAGGTGTTCCTGGTCAAGAAATTCCATTAACTGGAATTTCTATGAATAATCAATTAGCTTCAGTTTCTATTGCAATTCATATAGATATTCAATTAACTGGTTTAAGCTTGACTATGAACCAAGGATCTGGTAGTGCTTTGATCTGGAATGAAGTTAACACAGGTTCAGCGCCTATAACACCTCCAGGATGGCAAGAGGTAGCTGCATAATGAGTTTGACAGAAACTCATATTTTTAATAAAATGAACGAATAAGGAATTAAAAAATGGCTAATTCAACATCTGCTAACCTAAAACTTACGGTTCAAGCAACCGGTGAAAACTCGGGAACTTGGGGTCAAATTACAAATACAAACTTACTAATTTTAGAACAAGCTATTGGTGGCTTTACAACTTTTAACTTAACTAACGCTAACAGATCTTTAACTTTTACTAATGGTGCTTTATCAAATGGTAAAAACGATGTTATTAGATTAACAGGAACATTAGCGGCCAACAGAACGGTGACTATTCCAGATTCAATTGAAAAAACTTATTTTGTACAAAACAATTGTGATCATGCAGGAAACACTTTAACTTTTAAAACTTCTTCAGGAACAGGTGTTCTTTTATGTGAGGGTAATTGTTATACATTATATTCTGATGGAACTAATGTTGAAAAAGTAAATGAGTACAGAAAATGGAGAGTAGTATCTGCAGCTGAAACGGTTCAAGCTGGAGCTCAGCTTTTAGTAAACACAAATGGTGGAGGAGTAACAATAACGCTACCTGCCTCACCTGCAACTGGCGATGAAGTGCATTTTGTCGATCAAGGTTATGATTTTAATAGTAATGCATTGACGGTCGGAAGAAATGGATCTAATATAGCTAACGCAGCATCTGATCTCACGGTCAATACGCAAGGCGCAGCTTTTGGATTAGTATTCTCAGGCGATGCTACAACAGGATGGACTTACACGGAGAAATAATATGTCAAATTACGAAGCAACAAAATACGATTTTTCAGGAGCAAATCTTACTGGTATCGAAGGAATTCCTACAGCAACTATTGTGCCGTGGTCTTCTTCTTCAGTGCCAACAGGTTTTTTAGAATGTAATGGAGCAGCTGTTTCAAGATCAACTTACTCTGCTTTATTTGCTATCGTAGGTACAACTTATGGAGCTGGAGATGGTGCATCAACTTTTAATCTACCTGATTTACAAGATAACGTTGTAATAGGTAAATCTGGAACTAAAGCTTTAGCATCAACTGGTGGAGCGAACACGGTTCAGTCAACTGGAAACGTTGGAGGTTCAACAGCAAATGCAACTTTATCAGAAGCACAACTAGCTGAACACGATCATGGTGGTAGTGCTAGAGGTTCAATTCACAGATATCAAGGACCGCAAGCTTCATCTTATCCTTTATTGGAAGCAAATAACAACACTAACAACGCTGGATCAGGGACAGGTCACTCTCACAACATGAGTGCAACTTTTACTGGAGATTCGACTTCAGTTGTTCAACCTTATTTAGCAGTAATTTATATTATTAAGACATAGGAGAAAATATGGCAACAAATTCAACATGGACCGTAGTATTCGAAGATAAAAAAATTATAAAACAATCTGGAGATGGTGCAGGTGCTTACAAAATTTTAAATGATAATGATTTTTGGGGATTAGCTAAATGGAATAACATTTGGGCTATTCAATATGGAACATTTGAACCTAGCGACACGGTTGAGTACAGAGATTCAACTCCTCACTCTACTTGGGAAGATGCAAACTTAGGCGACTTTCAAGATTTTATTGATAGATGGGACTCTGCACATTTAGCTAGATTACAATCTGATTGGGATAATGATAACCTTACATCTTTTGATGAGTCAGGTAATGAAGTTTCTGCTGAAAGTGAATCTGATAAAATAGCTAGATTAGGTGCAAGACCTACATCATATTCATCATCGTAACATCATCCAAGACGTTAATATATATTTTTCACCTGATAAAGGTGGATTACCTCTGTGCACGTATGGAAAACCAGCTGGCCATATAACTATTCTACCTTTTTTAGGTTTTACTCTTTTTGAAAAATGTAAAAATTCTGTTTCGCCTCCATCTTCTACATCGTTTAAATATATAGAAAAAACAAAAGCTCTTGCTTCATTTTCAAAACCTTTACCATGTTCAAGATGCCAAACATGATAACCTTCTGTTGGTAAAGTTTTTTGAATTTTTAAACAAGTAAAATTAAAAGCACTTACATTCCCGTAAGCTTCTATAGCTCCTACATTTTTAGAATAGTGATTCCATGCTAAATTGTAGTTATGCATCATAGTTTTTAAATTTTCCCACCACACATCTACATTAGAAGAATTAGCAAAAAATTGTTGATCTTGTTTATGTAATATAGACATATTCTCTGATCCAATTCTGTTTACCGTTCTGTTAAATTTATTTTGATCTTCGTATAATTTAATAGCCTTATCACATTCTTGGTCAGTGATGTAATTGTCGTATATTCCAATGAAATTAGTTATATTAACCGTTTTTTCTTTCATAATTAAAATGGGCTATATCATATTTTTGTCTTGAAAAAAAGTAAATTATACATTAATTTTTGTAAACATAATAAAGACATGAAAGTTGATAAATTTGTAAAATCAAAAATAGAAAGAGATTATTTTTTTGTAAAAGGAAAATTAAAAGTAGATGTGGATTATTTTATCCAACGTATTGAAAAAGGTATAAAACACAAAGATAATCAAAATTTTCTTACTAATTTAATAAGTCCAATGACTTCTTACAAATATTTTGTAAATGATCCAAAATTTATTAAAATGATAATGCCACTTGGTGACATGATTACTAAATATAATTTTACTGAAAATTTGCCATGGTTTTTAGATGACGCATGGGGATTTAAACAAAATTTTGGCGATCATTCAAGATACCATGACCATAAACCAGCCATAGTGTCTGGCACTATTATGCTAACTAAACATCCTCAAAAATTATATTTTCCAGAAATAGAAGAGGTTTTAGAACCTGAACCCGGGAGTTTTGCCATGTTTACATCATTTTTATCACATGGAAATGAAAAAAATAAAACTAATAAGCCTAGATATGGAATAAGTTTTAATTGGAAATATTCGTAATGTTGCCTACCATACAAATAAAAGATAACTTTTTAAATAAAAAAGAATTAAGCATTTTGCTTAATAATTTAAATAAGATAAATTATAAAGCAATAAAAAATGATGACGGAAATTTTGGATTTAGACATGAGTTTGAAAGAAATTCAGAAAATGAATGGCTTTTTAAAAAAATAAAAAAACAATTTTTTCCAAATATTAATTTAAAAGTTAATAAAGGATCTTATCATTTAAGACACAATGCTAAAAAAGTTATGTCGCATGAGGATGAAGAAGACTATAATTTTATACTATATTTAAAAGGTGATGAACTTGTTTATAATGGAACTGGATTTTATTATAAAAATAAATTAAATACATATTTAGGGTTTATAAATAACAGAGCGTTATTTTTTGATGGAAAAAATAATGTTCATACTGATTTACAAGCGTTAGGAAAAAGTTCACCTAGACACACGATAAACATATTTTATAATTATGACAAAAATTAAATACGTAGACAACATTTTATTAAAAAAAGAATTATTTAGTTTATATAAAGGTTTAATAAATTGTAATGACTGGAATTTAGCTAGATCATCTGCGGGTGGAGACTTTTGCACCTTCCCTGGTTTAGTAGTAAAAGATAATGAAAATATCTTTAATCCATATTGGAATGGATATTTTACTTCTTTATATGAAAGAATAAATATAAGTTTTTACAATAAATATAATTATGAATTACCTCGTCATATTCAAAGAATTCATCTAGGTGCAAAAAACGAAACTTCTTTAACTGAGTTTCATGTAGATTCAAATGAAAGTGATGCAATAACTATCTTAGGTTTTCTAACTCCACAATGGTCAAAAGAATGGGGAGGGGCTTTGCAAGTTGAAGAAAATAAAATAGATTTTGAACCTGGTAAGTTTTTAATATTTAAAAGTAACGAAATACACGAGGGTGTAGGACCTAATCAAAGAATACCTTACTGGCGAATATCAATTAATTATGTTATAAAATCTCAATAAATATCTCTCTTCCATAATTGAGATAAGTGATATATAAGATTTTATATGCTACAGAAATTAAAATTTAAGGCAGGATTCAATAAACAAGACACAGATTCAGGGGCAGAAGGTCAATGGACTGATGGCGATTTTGTAAGATTTAGATATGGTATGCCTGAAAAAATAGGTGGGTGGTTACAATTAACCGCCGCTAATAAAACTTTACCGGGAGCAGCCAGGGCACAAGTTGCATTTTCAAGTTTTGCTGGCGAGAAGTATGCTGCCATAGGCACATCGCAAGGTTTATTTTTATACTATGGTAATGATTTTTATGACATTACACCTTTAGATACAGCCATCACTGGAGGCACTTTAACAACTACTAATGGATCTAATGTTGTAACTATAAATAAAGGATCGCATGGATTAGCAGTTGGACGATACGTAACTCTTTCTGGAGTCACGGTTACAGGTGCATCTGATTTTACAGCAGCAGAATTACAGCAATCTTATGAAATATTAACAACCCCTGACATAGATAAATTTACCGTTCAGGCTTCAAGAAATGAAGGTGGCACAGGTATGAGTGCTGCAGGAGCAGTGACCGTAAATCCGTATGTTGAAGTAGGGCCAACCACTCAAACAACAGGTTATGGTTGGAGTACATCAACTTGGAATACATCTACATGGGGAACTGCCAGAGCGACTAGTGACGTAATTCTAGCTCCAGGAAACTGGAGTCTTGATAACTTTGGTCAAGTATTAGTTGCAACTATATTTGATGGTAGAACGTTTACATGGAATGCAGGTGCAACAAACCCTAGAACAATTAGAGCATCATTAACCACATCAGGTTTTGCAACTGGTAACAATCCTACGGCCACTAGATTTACATTAGTATCAGATCGTGACAGACACTTATTTCATTTTGGAACAGAGACAACTATTGGTGATCCATCTACACAAGATCCAATGTTTGTAAGATTTTCTAATCAAGAAGATTTAAACACATACACGCCAACAGAAACCAATACAGCCGGTACATTTAGATTAGATACAGGAAATGAAATAAGGGCAGCCATACAAGGTAAAGACTACGTGTTTGTTATAACTGATCTTGCTGCATATGTTATTCAGTTTGTAGGACCACCATTTACATTTAGTGTTAGACAAGTTGGTACTAATTGTGGATGTATTGGACAACATGCAGCCACATTCGTAAATGGTGCTGTATTTTGGATGGGATCACAGGGTGGATTTTTTGCATTCGATGGTACGGTTAAATCATTACCATCACTTGTAGAAGATTTTGTATTTACTACTGATGGAGATAATTTAGGATTAAACTTTAATTCAAGTGACGTTATTTTTGCAGGGGCTAATAATTTATATACTGAAGTAAATTGGTTTTATCCAAAAGATGGATCTGAACAAATAGACAGATGTGTTACTTACAACTATTCAGAAAATTGTTGGACAACATCATCGTTAGATAGAACAACATATCAAGATCAAAGTGTATTTGATAATCCTTACGCTACAGATTATGGAGACACAGACACTCCTGTATTTCCTGACATATTAGGAATTACAAATAAATATGGAGCTAGTATTTACTATGAACATGAAACAGGCACAGATCAAGTTAATAGCACAGCAACCACAGCTATCCCTGCATTTATTAGATCAGGAGATTGGGATATAACATCAAGACGTAGCGCTCTAGGTCAATCAACAGGTATTGTAGATTACAGAGGAGATGGTGAATTTTTTATGGCTGTAAGACGTTTTATACCTGACTTTAAATATCAAGAAGGTAATGCAAAAGTAACTTTATTAGTAAGTTCTTATCCAGATGATGTAGCAGTTAGCTCACCTCTTGGACCCTTTACAATTACCAAAACCACTGATAAAGTAGACACTCGAGCTCGAGGAAGACTTGTATCTATTAAAATAGAAAATGATGGTACAGGTGAAACCTGGAGATACGGCACATTAAGATTAGACGCACAACCGGATGGAAGAAGATAATGGCAACACCAATTAGTTACGGAATAGGTATATCAGACCAAAACTTACAAGCTATGTTAAATAGCGATACACCTGAGATTAGACAACAAGCAGAAGATTATCTAGCAGCTGTTCAACAACAACCAGAAAAAACAAATTTCTTACAAAAAATAGGAAACTTCTTTTTCCCACCTGCTGCTGGTGCAGAACCAGATTTTAATGTTATTACAGGTAAGCCTAATATTACAACAAATCGATATCCATTTAGATCTATGGCTGAGATGGCAGAAGATATTAATTATTTTTCTCCTATAAATACAGACACATCATCTAATAATTTTGTAGCACCAGTTCCTCCTGTTTCTGCTTCCACTATGTTTCAAGATTTGTATTATCCTAATTTAGGCATCATGAGTCAAGCACCTAAGTCATTAGGTTTTGATACTTCTTTTGGTGTTGCTAATGAACCAGATGATGAAGAGGATGTAGATAAAGCTACAGAAACTAAAAGTGGTATTGCTAAACTATTTGAATTTTTACAAGGAGTTCCTACACCTTTTAATTTAATTAGAGGTGGTTTAGAATCATTATCTGGCTTAAATCAAAGAATACAAGGATCTGATTTTGGTCGATCAAGAACTTTAATGGAATTTCTTCAAAAAAGAAGAGAACGTAAACAAGCTGAAAGAGCACAGAAAGCTATGCCAGATGTTTATAAAAGTGCTAGAGACCAAGGTTTTACAAATGATAGAGGTGGTTTTAGCACTGATCGTGCAGATGATGCAGGCACATCAGTAGGTAGTGGTCAGTTTTCACCGCGTACAAGTAGAGGAAGAGCAGGTTATTAATGGCTAAAGTAACAAACTATATACCCGAACCAAAACCAGAATACGATGTAGAGAACCAAAGACAGATACTAGAGTCTATGACTACATTACAAAATCAATTAAATTTTTCTTTTCAACAAGATTTAAAAAACGAACAAGACGCTTTTAATTACTTTTTATCGTGAGTATATTTTATAAAAATCAAGGTTTTAAACAATCGGGTACGAGCAAGGATACCATACTTACTTGTCCTACAGATGGAACAATTATAGTTAAAAGTATTTATTGTGCAAACAACGATGCCTCATCAGGTATTTTAGTAAACATGAATTTTGTAGACTCATCAGATTCAAGCACTGAATATGAATTTTTTAGAGACGAGATAGCTGCTAAATCTCAAGTAAACGCCTCACCTCAAGGGTTGAATTTAGAGGCAGGCGATGCTATAACCATACAAGCAGCTACAGGCAGTAATAAAATACAAGGCCTAATAAATTATGCTTTAATAGACAGAAGGAATGAAAATGGATAAAAAAATAAAACACACACATGAAAATGGTGTTACTCATTCTCATGAAGGTGGAGACATTCCACACACTCATGACGAGTTACCAAGAATAGAGTGTACAACTATAACAACATATAGAAATACAAAAACTGGTGAAACATATAAAGAGAAGAAAGAAGGACCTGATATAGTGCAAGACGTTGTCGTTCAAATTACTAACAAAGGTTTAGAAATATTTCAGAAAGTATTAAATCAAAATAATGACAAAAAAACTTGATATATTATCAGTAGATTGTGATTGGATAATTTCTTTAAAACAACAAGAAGAATTATTAAATTTTGTAATACCTTTATTATATACTCATGATAATGTAGTTACTTCATTAGTTCATGATACCATGTATCCAATGTTTGAACACGGATATGATGAATACAATTTAATTAACATAGATCATCATCACGACTTTAGTTATAAAAATGAGTTAGATAATAAATTAAATGAAGGTAATTGGTTATTTCATTTGTCCAATGTTTTTAAAAAAAAGATAAATTATCTTTGGATTAATAATCCAAATTCACACCATGTATTAATTAATCGTTTAGACAATTTAAAATCTTATTACTTTGATCATAATTTAAGTTATATAAAAAATAAAAAATTTGACAAAATTTTTATATGTTGTAGTCCTGATTATGCATTAGCTGCAGAGGCGATTATTGCATTTAAAATATTAGAAAGGATCGTAAATGAAAATAAGAAATCAAGACCCTAAAGGAGGAACAGAATTACAATTTGATTATTTAAGAAAACACGTTGATAATGCATTATTAGATCAAGTTGAAATTTGTACCTCAGTTCCAGAAAAAATACCTTTGCATCCAAACAAACCAAATATACTTTGGCAAAAAAATTCTTACGATCAACCTAATCTAGCTCCCTGGTTTAGTAATCCAGCCAATCATAATAAATATGACTGGTATGTTTTTAATTCACATTGGACATATGAAAAATTTAGATATCATTTTAACATACCCACAAATAGATCTGTGGTTATTAAAAATGGTATTGATAAAATAGAACAAGCTAAACCATATCAAAAAGGTCAACCTATAAAAATAATACACCAAAATACACCTTGGCGTGGTTTGTCTGTGTTATTAGGTGCAATGCAATTAGTAAAAAATCCTTTAGTTACTTTAGATGTATATTCATCTACAGAAGTTTATGGTAAACAATTTTATGATCAAAATGATCATGAGTACAGAGAACTTTATGAACAAGCTAAAAAATTACCTAATGTAAATTACATTGGTTATAAATCTAATCAGTACATAAAAGATAATTTAAAAAATTATCATATGTATGTTTACCCTAGTATCTTTGAAGAAACATCTTGTATATCTTTGCTTGAATGCATGGCAGCAGGTTTATATTGTATTGTCGATGACTTAGGTGCTTTGTATGAAACCGGAGCAGAGTTTCCAATGTACGTGCCATATGATTCTAATCATAGAGCGTTAGCACAAAAGTTTGGCTTTGGTATAGAACAAGCCTCACATACATTAGACCAAAAACAAATACATGATCATTTAGATTCACAATCTAGATACACGCATATTTATTACAATTGGAATAAAATAGCTATGCAGTGGACTACATTTTTAAAAGGAGTAATTAGTGCAAAATCCAAATAAACCTATCTGGTTCAACGAAGACACTTATCAAACTATTCAGCAATCTACTACTAAAGCTGAAGTTATAGATTTATCGGATCCTAAACCAGAATCTAAATCACCATGGAAAATAATGGTATGCACTCCTGTGCATAGTGAGTGTTCTATTCATTACACACAAGCATTATTAAAGTTTCAACAAGATTGTTTAATGAGAAAAATATTAGTTAGTTTTACTTTAATGAAATCGTCTTTGGTTACACAGGGTAGAAATTTATGTGTGGCTGAAATGTTAAATCATGAAGATGGTTATACACATTTATTGTTTATTGACTCTGATATTGACTTTAATTTTCAAACTATTGAAACTATGTTAAAAGCTAACAAAGATGTTATAGCATGTCCTTATCCAATGAAATCATTAGATTGGGATAAAATATTTCAAGAAAAAGATAAAGCTCAAAATCCAGATCAACTTAAAAGACCTGGATATACGTTTCCAATTAAACTAGAAGATCAAAATCACATTGAATCTAAATTAGGTATTGTAGAGGCAACCCACGCTCCTACAGGCTGTATGTTAATTAAAAGAGAAGTATTAGAAAAGATGATTAAACATTACCCTGAGTTAGAAATATTTCAACCTACTAATATTAATGGTAAAGAGGTTAAGAAACCAAACTTTTATAACTTTTTTGACACTATTCACGACACAGAAACTAAACGTTATTTTGGTGAAGATTTTGGTTTTTGCCAAAGATGGGGCGATATGGGTGGTAAAGTATATCTATATATCATGGATTATATAACCCATGTTGGCGAACATCAGTTCTGTGGTAGGTTCTTTGACAACTTAAAACAGGTTGACGATAGTAAAAAAATCAAATAAAGTGTGATACTTCAGGATTAGTACGCCTGCCCTATAAACTAAATTTAGACAAAATTATGGCAATAACAAATACTAGACAAGCAAAAGATTTTACAGCAGGAGCACCTAATATTATTCTTAAAGGTGATTTAAGACCTAAAGAAGAAAAACCCATGAAAATGGCAGGCCCTGACTATGTTATCAAAAGAATGGAAGATTTATTAGATCTCGGCTATGATTATGATACCGCTGGTAAATTAGCCATGGATGAAGATGCATATCGTGAGGCTATGGATAAAGGCCCTATCGATGATTATGCCATGGGTGGTAGAGTAAATTATGGTTTAGGTAGTCTTGTTAAATCAGTTAAGAAAGCTGTTAAAGGTGTAGTAAAAGGTGTTAAGAAAAATCCTTTATTGGCTGCAGCTGCTTTAAACTTTGCACCTATGTTAGCTGGTAATGCACCTTTTTTTGGTATAGGTGGTTTAAAAGGAAGTGTTAAAACATTTGGTAATCCTTTAGGTTTTTTAAATTTATCCGGTGATAAAACAGGAAGTGGTGCTGTTATGGATGCACTAAAAGTAGGTGGAGCTGGTGGAGTCATAACAGGTTTATTATCTAGTTTAGAAAGAGAAGAAGGTGAAAGTGATCAAGATTTTATAGAAAGAACTCAAGCTGTAAAAGATCAATTAAAAGTTCAGTTTCAAAGATTAAATCCACAAGGATCAAATGAGTCTAACTCTGATTATGATATTAGAATAGATGCAATGGTTGCTAATGCTCAAGGCGCACAAGGATCTTTTGCCATAGGTGGTAGAGTTATGAAAGCTATGGGTGATACAGCTAGCGAAAATGCTATGCAAGCAGGTGGCATCGAAGGACTACCTGTTAGACAAAATTCAAAAGGTGTAAAAGAATTAGATCTTAGAGAAACAGGTGGATTTATACCGCCAGTTGGTGTAAAAGAAAAAGCTGATGATATCCCAGCGATGTTATCAAATAACGAATTCGTATTTACCGCTGATGCAGTTAGAGCTGCAGGTGGTGGTAGTGTTAATAAAGGCGCTCAGAGAATGTATGATCTCATGAAAAGCCTAGAGAGTAAGGTAGTATAATGGCAGAAGTTCAACAAGTACAACAATTACCAGCACCGTTTATTGAAGCGGCAGGGCAAACGTATTTACAAGAATTACAAAGTGCTATTGGAGATTTAAAAGACAAAGATTTAAGCACTATTCTTGGTTCACAATTTGTAGCTAAACCTGGTGCATTAACTCAACAAGCACAATCACTAGCAGGTGGCCTTGGATCTTTTGCACCATTCTTGCAAACAGCAGCAGCTACGACAGGTCCACAAGCTTATCAACAATTTATGTCTCCTTTTCAACAAGATGTAATTGATGCAACATTAAAAGAGTTTGACGTACAAGCTGCAAAAGGTATACCAGCTCTCGCTGCACAAGCTATTAGTCAAGGTGCATTTGGTGGTGGTAGAGAAGGTGTTCAAAGAGCTTCATATCAAGCAGCAAGCGACAGGAACCGAGCAGCATTACAATCTCAATTGTTACAACAAGGTTTTGGTCAAGCACAACAACTAGCACAACAAAATTTTGCTAATCAATTAAACTTAGCACAAACTGCACCTGCATTAGTGGGTCAACAGATTTCAGCGTTAAGCGCGTTAGGCACACAGCAACAAGCACAACAGCAAGCTGAGTTGTCTGCTCAACAACAATTATTACAACAACAAATGAACCGACCATTAAACTTAGCTCAACAATTAGGTCAAGGTGTTATGGGATTAATATCTGGATATCCAGCACAATTCCAAACTTCAGTTTCACCTTCGCCTTCACCATTACAAACAGCACTAGGAGCTGGAGCAACTTTAGCGGGAGTATACAGAGCGTTTAGTTAATATGAGTAGAGTATTTAAGAGACCTATGTTTAGAAAAGGTGGCACTACAGGTGGTGGCATCATGAATAATATTGTTGAAAGAGGGCAATACGCTGTAAGTAATGCTGATGATTTAAATGTAAATAAAGATTCTACAGGTTTATCTTTAGAAGATAAACTACAATTAGTTGAAAGTGCAGGTGGACGAAGTAAATTAGATGATCCTTTAACACAATTTTTATTACAGGTTGGTCCAAACATTGCAAGTCAAACAGGTGGTGGTGGATTAATTCCTAATTTATTATTAGCATCAAAAGAACCCGTACGTGATTTATTAAAAGACAGACGATCACTAAGAAAAACAAGACAGGCTATTGCATTAGATTTAGTTAAAGATTTATCTGATTCAGATAAAATAGCTTTAGAAGAAAAAATAGAATATTTAATGTCACCAGATGGTGGTGGATTTAGTAGACAAGAAGCGTTTGATAGAGCTATACCTGGAGTTAGAAAAGATAAAAGTCAAGCTGCAATAGAGAGAGAAACCCGAAATCTTAAGTTAAAAGATATTATAGATGTTACATCAAGTAGAACTGGACCTACTTTAACAACTAATCAAGCTGAACTTATTTACAATGATGAGTTAAGATTAGAAAAAGCAAATCCAGAGGCTTACAACACATTTTTAAGAACCTCATCTGCAGATAAGTATGTATATAAAAATGATGAGTATGAAGGTAATATTGATGATGAGAGTGGAGCAGTTCTTAAAGACAATGCGATATTAGGTTCTCTTCCTGAGAACACATACGTTTATGATATTACAACAGGTAATTTTATTTATAGACAAGGTAAAAGAGTATTTAAGTTAGACCTAGACGTAAAGGAGGAGTAAACCATGGCTGAACCAAGCTGGTATGATTTTCTCATTCCCTCTAAAGAAACACGAGAAGCAATCTTAAAAGGTATTGAATTAGGTAAAAGAGACGTCCGTATTTTAAAAGAAGAAGGACCTGAAGCTTTAGAACTAAGACGTAAAGAACAAAAGTTTTTAGATCTTGGTCATGATGATGAAACAGCTGCCGAACTTGCTAAAGATGAAATAGCAAATGATAAACGATTTAGAATAATTCCAAAAGATATTAATTTTATTGGTGATGCGAAGGCATCTACGATAGAAACAGAAGAAGTTGAAGAACCTGAAGTTAAAAATATTAAAACAACAGAAAAAGTTGGACTTGGTAATAAAGACGATTACGAAGTAGGTTTAGGTCAATCTCTAACTGGAGCTGTAGTTAGTGCAGGTATTAAGTTTCCTAAGGGTATTATTAATTTTGGAACTTTGGTTTACGATGCAGCAACAGGTGATGGATTAGATGTCGATCAAAGTTTAACAGAAAGATTTAACAGAACTTTTGACAAAACTATTTTTGGTTTAATAGAAAACGCAGCTGAGGAAGATGCAAGATCTACGGCTGCTGGTCATTTAACAGAAGCATTTTTACAAATATTTAATGCAGCTAAAGTTGGTACAAAAGTATTGGGTCCAGGTATTCAATATGCAAGTAGAAAAGCAAGAGAGTTAGCACCTGGATTAGTTAGAGCAGTTAAAACAAATCGATATGGTAAATTAGATGATACTGCAACCGCAGTATCTAAAGCTGCCACTAAAGCTAAACAAATAAACAAACCTAATGGTTTTGATAAATTTGTAGCTGTATCATTAGGTGGTGGTTTTGGTGGTGGTGCTATTGTAATGAAATCGGAAGATATAGGTACATTTGGAGATATAGATGCGTTAGATTTTTTAGGCACAGGTTTAGATAGAGAACAAAAAGAATCAGCTAACGAAGATGCATTTAGACAATTAAATAATAAATTTAAATTTAGTGCAGAGTTAGCTTTTCCTATCGTGCCTTTTGTTTTTGGCACAGCAAAGGCAGCTAAATTACTTGCAACGAAAGGTAAAGATCTTGCGTTTAGTAATTCACAAATAGAGAGATGGGTAGATAAATATGTAGGTAAACCATTTAGATCTAGAAGTGATAAAGCTCAAGAATTATTTGATGGTATTCAAAAATTAGAAGGTACAAAAAGTGCAGTCAAAATTACAGCGGACGACGCTGCTAAAAGTTTTGACGATGCATTAAAAAAGATATCTAGAAATAGCACCAAAGCATCTGAAGCCATACAAAACCCTGGCGCCCTATCTGAATTGTTTTCTAATTTTTTACTGGCTACAGATGATGTGGTTAGAAAAGGTAGAATTGTATTTAAAGGTTTTTCTGACAAATCAATAAAAGCTTTTAGAAAAGCTATGGATGAATTAGGAGTTAACAAAGAAAGTATTGATGAATTAATTAGTAACGGAGTTGATTTTAGAGTCGTAGCAGCAGCTCTTAAAAATACTATTGCACAAGGTAAAAATCTTAAAGTAGCAACCTCAGAACTAAATGACATATTAAATAATAGAGTTAAATATAATTTAAGTGCTGATTATAAAATTTTTGATATGAACACAGGATTGTTTGATGGATTTAAACCAACCCTTGCAGCTAAATTAGATGTCGCTAAAATTATTCAAAGATATCACAGAGCTAATGGTGAAAAAGGTTTTTCTATAGACGATGCTATGATTGTTGTTAACAATATTTTAAAACGTGTAACTAAAGATCCTGTCACTAAAACACCACAATTTCCAATAGGTTCAGCTAATATTTTAGATGATTCAGCTGTGCAGATAAAAAGTATGAGTGAAAACGTAACTGCAGGTGGTAAATTTAAAGCAGATAAATTAGGTGGTTTAATACAAACTAAATCAGATCTTGCGGCTTTTAACACTTTGTTTGGTAAATATAAAAATGCAAAAAATACAATCTATAATGTAATGACCGATCTTGCGGATATAGTTTCAAGAGATAAATTCTACACACAACTATTAAAAGATAGCGATGCATTATTAGCAAGAGGTGAAAGACCTTTGTTTTTTAAAACATACAATGCAGCTTTAAAAGGTTTACCTTATCAAGAAATTATTCGTACGCCATTAAAACTTAGAACTAGATTATCTGATCAAGTGTACTCATCACCTTTAGATGGTTTGTTTACAAGTAAAGCCTGGGCTGAATCTATAAGAACAGGAGATGACATTATAGGTAGTGCATTAACTAGATCTCTTCCATACAGAGCTTTGTTGTTAATACCTAAAGGTATATCACAAGCTGGTAAAACCATTCTTGGTCCTTTTACACACTTAAGAAATTTTTTCTCTGCTGTGTTTACCACGGTTCACAGCGGTAATATTTTAATACCACCTACAAAATTAGCAGAGTTTTTTTATAGTGCGGTTAAAGCTGCACAACCACAACTATTGTATCGGGCAACAGGAAACCCTAGATTTAGAAACACACCCGAAGACCAAGGTCTTTATAAATTTTTATTAGAAGAAGGTGTGGTAAATCAAAACGTAGTGGCTAGAGATATTGAAGGATTGTTTGGTGATATTACGAGAGCAGGTAGAAGCAATGAATCAGCTGAAGTATTTTTTAACAAATTAGTTAATTCAACCACACAAAAATTTAAAAAATTATATGGTGTAGCACAAGATTTGTATACAGCTGAGGATGATGTTTTTAGAATTACTAATTTTTTAGCAGAAGCATACAAGTACAAAGAGGCTTATAAATCAGCTGTAAAAAGTGGCATAATTAAAAAAATGCCTACTGATCTAGAAATTATGAAAGAAGCAGCTAGGATAGTTAGAGAGACCGTGCCTAACTATGCATATGTATCTGATTTTGTAAAAGGTATTAGAAGATCACCTTTAGGAAGTTTCGCATCGTTTCCATCAGAAATTTTTAGAACTGGTGGTAATACAACTATGCTTGCAATTAAAGAAATGAAAAATCCAATATTAGAATCAATTGGTATGAAGAGATTAACGGGACAAGCTTTAACTTATGCGTTTTTCCCTCTTGCAGCGATGAGTGCAGGTTCTGCATTATATGGTTTATCAAAAGATAAAATAATAGCCATGAGAGAAATATTACCAATATGGTCAGAAGATAATACAATTATCGGTGTTTATGAAAATGGTAAATATAAATATATAGATTTCAGTCATGGTTTCTTTTATGACACCATGATTCAACCAGTAAATACCATCGTGGCTAATACTGAAAGAGCAAAGGCTGCCAATGAGGATGATCCTCTTATAGTTGGTTTTGTAAATGGTTTAACTAGAGCTACAGGTAAAGTATTAGAACCATTTTTTTCAGAATCTATTTGGTTTGGTGCAGTATCAGATGTGTTAATTAGAAATGGTATTAAAGACAATGGTAGCCCAGTATGGAATCCAGAAGATAATTTTATGACTAAATGGTACAAGTCTACAAAACATGTTGCTTATACGTTATCACCAGGGTCTTTACCACAGCTACAAAGATTAATTAACGCTATTCAAAAAAAATCTCAGAAGGGTGTTAATTATGAAATACCAGATGAATTATTAGGATTTGTAGGTTTTAGAAAAGTACCACTAGACATAGAGCGAAACTTAAACTTTAAGTTAGCAGAATTTCAAGAATCAAAAAGAAATGAAGGTAGAAAAATATTTGAAGGTCTTAGATCAGGAGATCCAATCTTAGATCAAAACCAACTTATCATACAATATTTTGAGGCTAACAAATCTTTTTACGAAGACATGAGTAAATTAAGAAGAGTATATGATGCAGTTAAAACTTTAGGCATGAGAGACAAAGATATTGAAGATTTATTTGGTAAAAGAAATGAAATACCTTTGTATGAAGATATAGAAAATAATAAATTTTATCCAATACTAATTACAAAAGGTCAAATAGAGGGTGTAAAAGAACTTGCTAAAGATAAAAATATACCTGATATTTTTTCTAGACAAGTTGAAAAGATGATTAATAGAATGGAAAGAGATATGCAAAAACTTAGATTAAATAAAGACTTTAAGTTAGATATAAATAATTATTTATTAAAACCTCAACAAACATCAGAGTTAATAGTGCCTAATATACCAGTGCAAGTGAGCAACGCTAACCCTAATCCGCAGGTAGTAAATAGCGGTCAGGTTGCGCAACTAAATAACGGATTGACCATGGCTGAAAACGCCATACTATCCGACGAAGAAAAAATGATAAAATTAAGACAAAGGAACATGATAACATAATGCCTAACGGAAAGTTACAACCCAAAAGCACAAGAGAACATTTATTATCTATTTATGGATATATAACTGGATTAAAAAAAGATGTTAAACATATGCACGAAGGTATACACGATTTGGGCGGTAAGATAGACAAGATCTATTGGGTGTTATTGGGTACGGTTGGGGCTGTATCACTTCTGTTATTAGAAAAAGTTTTAGATAAAGGATTCTTTTTTTAAATCCAAGTTTTAAGTTCTTCTCCCATTACATCACTAGCTATATTCATTTTAGTACGTAAAGCTTTTTGTATTTTTATATCTATGGTATCTTCTGCAACAAGATCAATATAAGTCATAGGTTTAGTCTGACCAATACGATCTATACGAGCTTCTGATTGTAAACGTTTTTCTAAATCATAACCATTAGAATAATAAATCATTGTACTCGCAGCAGTCAAAGTAATTCCAAAACCACCAGTGCCAGTTGTACCTACAAAGAATCTACACTCAGGATTTTCTTGAAACTTTTTAATATTTTTTTGTCTGTCTTCAGTTGCAGTTGCACCATAATAATCAACCACAGAATTTTCTCCAAAGTGTTTTTTTATTTCTTCTATAATTCTTCTGCAGTCTTCAACATAGTAAGACCATATAACTGCTTTACCTGATATCTCCCAAAGAATATCCATCAACTCTGTCAATCTATTACAAGGAAGTTGTTGAGGTTTACCATCATCTGTTGCATGATATCCACAAGATATTTGATGTAGTCTTAACAACTGCACCATAACGGTGGACGTGGAACAAACTTTACCCTCTAACTCGGAGATTGCATACTTTCTCATTTCATTATAAAGTTTTCTTTGTATACCTGTTAATTCTATCTTACGAGTCAAGAAAGTTTTTTTAGGTAAATCTAAACAATCATCTTTTAATACACGTTCACTAAATAATTTTATCTTTGCTTCTAGCTCTGGTATGTTTCTTTTGTTTGGGCCCACTGGAACACTAACTGATCGTGATCCTAAATTCATGGTTTTCATAATACAATAGTGAGCTCTGTATGCCCAAAAAGAATCAAAGCCTAAAAGATAATTATCTAAAAAAACTGCTTGACTAAATAAATCTAATGGTGAGTTGGTGATAGGTGAGCCAGTTAATATTCTTCTATACTTGGCAAGTGATTTTAAAGATATAATATTTCTAGTTCTATTAGCTGTAGGAGTTTTAATAGTTGTAGATTCATCAATTGCCATCATCGCTTTGTGACAAGATAAAAAACGTTTAGCAAATTCTGTAGCTTTTGGATATGAAAATGCCTCGACGTTCATAACTAAAATGTGAAAGTCCGTACCAGTTGCAAAGAGTGTATTTAGTTCTTTTATTTTTTCTGGTTTAGATGACTGAGAGGTTTCCCAAAGCACAACTTTCTTTTCGATGTGATCTACCATGTGTGTAGGTATTTCACCATCATACCAATTTTTATAAACACCTTTAGGTGCAACTAATAACAGGCCATTTATTTCACCTTTATCATAAAGCATAGATGCATTGTCTATTAATACTTTAGATTTACCTGTACCCATTTCCATAAAATACGCAAAGTATTCTTTATCCCAAGAACGTTCTAAAGCTTTTAATTGATGAGCGTATGGCTTCGTTTTAAACTTATAATTCATGTTTACTTTTACTTTCTAATTGTTATATATTAGCTGAAAGCTAAAAAGTCAATGAGCAAAGTTTATTTAATACAAGATATACCAGGCACTAGTAAAGGTGAGCCTAAATACAATATTGTTGGCGCACAAAAATATGGTGAAATTGTGTCATTACTTCCAGAATTTTCACAAATGATTCACTCACCAGGGCCTTTAGTTATGAAACTTAGAACTCTTCTAAAAAATTATACTGAAGATGATTATCTTTTATTATCAGGTGATCCTGCAATTATTGGTGTAGTATGCTCTTTAGTTTCAGATACAACTAATGGTAAATACAAACTTTTAAAATGGGATCGTCAAGAAAAAACTTATTATCCAATTGAAGTAAATATTTTTCAAAAATAAGTTGACACTAAATTTATTATCACTATATTGCAAAGTGCAAAAAGGAATTATTATTAATGATTAAACTAACAAACACATATAAGGAAAGCTATGACTATAGATCTAAGAAAAGATGCACCGAATCAGGTGTCAAACGTCAATCCCGACGAACTCTCAAAAGAAATTAATACTCTTCAAGAAATAAAACAAGAAGTTATTAATCAAGAAACAAAACTGAAAGAATTAAAAGAAAGAGAAAAATATTATTCTAATATTATCATTCCTGATTTAATGAATCAGTTAAATTTAAAAACATTAAAACTAAAAGACGGATCAGAAATATCTGTCAAAGATGTATTTGGTGTCTCAATTATTGCTGCTAAAAAGCAAGAGGCACATGACTGGCTTCGGAAAAACGGACTGGGGGCGATCGTGAAAAATGAAATCACGGTTAAGTTTGGTCTAAACGAAGATAACAAGGCGGAGCAATATGCTTCACTTGCACGAGGACAAGGTTATGAACCCGATCGGAAAATTGCAGTTCATGCCGGAACCCTTAGAACAACTTTGCGGGACTATCATCAAAAAGGTGGCAGTATACCTGCAGAGTTGTTCACATTGTTTGAAGGAAATCAAACAGAAATAAAAACCAAAAATTAAACTACTAAACTAACAAACATTAAAGGAGTAAATATGGATAAAGAAGTAGTAAAAAAGAATAGTGCAGGATCACTTGCAACTATCAATCTCAGAGGTGACTCTGGTAAAGGTGCAGAAGAAATTAAGTCGGATGATGTATCAACACCGATCTTAAAAATTCTTCATCAACTTTCACCAGAATGTAATGAAAGAGATGCAAAATATGTTAAGGGTGCTAAGCCGGGCATGATATATGCAGCAGGCTTCACGCAACTTATTGATGGTAACGAAGGCCTTGACGTGATCATCGCACATTCTCAAACTAGATATCCGGAGTGGCAGGAGAGAGGCGATAGTGCTTCTGCTCCAGTCGGAACTCATTTAGAGATTCCAGCGGATGGTGTGGAAGAGAAGAATGGTAGATATAGACTACCTAATGGAAACTATGTAGAGAAAACTGCATACTTCTATGTATTAGCATTGGTCGAAGGTGAAGCAAGACCAGCGGTTATTGCTATGCGATCTTCTAATCTTACACCAGCAAGAGAGCTAAACAATCTGATTAAGAATCTTAGATTCACAGATGCAGAGGGCTCTTTCAATCCAGCTGCATACTCAGCGGTTTATAATTTAAAAACCGTTGGTAAAACAGCAGGTAGTAAAAGCTGGCATGTCTACAAACCATCAAGAGTTAGAAATCTTGATGTCAGTAAAAAAGAAGATGCTGGATTGTACGAAGTTGCGCAACAACTTCAACAAACGGTTTCTAAAGGTGCAGCAAAACCAAAATACGATGCGCCTAAAAATACTGGAGACATAGTCTAATTCCCGATGGGAATCGTTGCAACTAGGGCGCTGAAGCTAGCGTGGAAGCGCCCTTTACATTTATGAAAGATTTTGAAAAATATTTTACTGGTTTAAAAAGAGATTTTGGTTTTTGTAATGTTAAGAACGGATACCATGATCCTAAAACAAACAAACTTAAATTTGATCCCGGCGATTATGGTTGGGCTAAAAGACCTATTACAGAAAAAGATTATGAAGATCATTTAAAAGGACAAAAGTCTATTGGACTTCAAGCATGCGATGATGAAAGCATGGCTAGCTTTGGTGCTATTGATGTTGATCCTGATGACTATGAAAAATTTGATTTACAAAAATATTTAAAAGTTATTGACACAAAAAATTTACCTGTAATTCCAATCGAGTCTAAAAGTGGTGGACTTCATATTTACGTATTTACAAAAGAGAAAGTGCCTGCATCTTTGATTAGAGAATTTTTATCTAATCTATTATTTTTATTTGGTTTACCAGCAAAGACAGAAATTTTTCCTAAACAAACTGCTCTTGGTAAAAATCAAAATGGAGAGAGGACTACTGGTAGTTTTATTAACCTTCCATATTTTAATGGTAATGAACGAAGAGCTTACAAACCTGATGGAAGTAAAATGGATTTAGATTATTTTTTAAAAGTTATTGAAGCTAATCTACAAACAAAAGAAAGTCTACAAGATGTTAGTAATAAAAAAATAAAAGAAGTATTGACCGGTGGACCTGAAGAATTTAGTGATGGTCCTCCATGTTTACAGATGATCTGCAAAGAGATACAGGAATCAGGGACCAAACTAAAAGATGAAAGAGATAGATTTTTATACAATTACATGGTGTTTGCAAAAAAGAAATTTAGTGAAAACTGGGAAAAGAAAATATTAGAAGCAGCTAGAAACTATATTTTATATGATGAAATATGGGGCGATGAAAAAGTAAAAGAAAAAATTAAATATTGGAAAAAAGACACAGCAGGTTTTAAATGTAATGATTTACCAATATCGTCTTACTGCGCAAGAGGAACATGCTTGAAAAGAAAATTTGGTATTGGTGGTCACTTTGATTCTCAATGGCCGTCAGTGTCAGGTTTAATTAGAATAACTTACAAACCTGATCATGAATATTTTTTTAATGTTGAAGTTGCAGCAGATAAAATTGTGCAGGTGCACGCTAAAAGTATAAAACAATTTAATGAAATGAAACAAATGCGTAGCTTAATTGCAGACCACACAACAACATATCCACCTACTATTAAAGAAAAAGAATATCAGAATATATTAAATGGATTGTGGGCAACCATGGAAACTATTCAACCACCTGCAGGTACAAACCCTATAGACATGTTGAAAAAAGAATTATTTACATATGTTAACGGACCAAGAGCAAGCTCTTATGCAGCATTTAAAAGTGGCTCTGTATTACATGAAGATAAACATTTTTATTTTATATACGATAAATTTTATGATGAATTAAAACGTGGAGATTGGACTCAAGAAAGATCTAGAACAGGAACCATGATTAAACAATATTTTAAAGGTGAGTTTGATTATCAAAAAAGATTTCCAAAAGGGGATAACGAGGAGTCGTTTCCACCACTAAGAGTTTTAAAACTTCCAAAGGAAGGTTTAGAAAAAGAAGAAACACCAGAAGAAATAATAGAAATAGAAGATAAGGAGAATATAGTATGAAGAAGCCACCTAAGATTTATATATCAATGCCAACTTATGATTTAATGCAAGTATCAACTTGTCTATCGTTGGTAAAATTATTTAATAAATTTACGCTTGCAAAAATACCGGCAGAGATAGGAACTTTTAAATGTCCTTACGTTGGTTACGGAAGAAATGTATTAACAGCAATGTTTTTAGAATCAGGTTTTGATTATCAATTGTTTGTAGATGCAGATTTAGAATTCGAACCTGATGTTGTAGGTCGTATGATTTTATCTGAAAAAGATGCAATTTGTGTTCCTTACAGAAAAAAAACACAAGATAATGTGGTTAAGTTTTCTGTAGAATTTGAAGACCCGATGAATATTCAAATAGATCAAAAAGGTATTGTAGAATTAAAAGCTGGACCTGCAGGTTTAACATTGATTCACAGGAAGGTTTATGAAAAATTAATTAAAGATAATCCACATCTTAAAATAAAACAAAAAGAAATAATATCTGAAAAAGCAAATTCATACTTTTACAATTTTTGGGATACCACTTTTGGTAAAGATGGAACTTGGTGGGGTGAAGATGTTAATTTTTGTAATTTAATTAAAAAATCAGGTTTTAAATTTTATGGAGTAGTAGATGGAAAAACAACACATCACGGAACATATGGCTGGGCAGGCTCACTCAAAGATGGGTTTAAGAAAGCCAATGGAAAAGATCAATAAAATCTACGGACCACCTGGTACAGGTAAAACGTTTAGATTAATTAGACGTGTAAAAGCGTACGAACGTGTAGGTGTGCCTTTACACAAGATAGGTTATTTTGCATTTACCAGAAAAGCTGCAGAAGAAGCACGTAAAAGAATTAATGTATCTGAAAAAGAAGTTCCATATTTTCAAACTATACACGCATTCTGTTATCATTTACTTGGATTAAGTGAAGAAGATATTATGCAGCCGTATCACTATGAGGATTTAGGTAAAAAATTAAATGTTAGAGTATCATTTACAGATAAATACAATGAAGAAGAGACACACTTTTTAACTTGTAATAACCCATACTTTCAGATGATACAAAGGTCAATAAACAAAGATATAACAATAAGACAAGAGTTTGATTTAAACGAACATGATAAAAGGCAAGTTAACGACTTTGACACGCTTAATCACATTTATAAAAATCTTCAAATATACAAAGAAAAAAATAATCTTTTTGACTTTAATGATATTGTAAAAGCAGTTTTAAACTCTGATAAAATACCATTATTCAAAGCTATATTTATTGATGAGGCTCAAGATTTATCACCATTGCAATGGCAACTATATGATAAATTAAAATATCATTGTGAACAAATGTATCTAGCTGGTGATGATGATCAAGCTATTTATGCATGGGCTGGAGCTGATGTAAAAAGATTTGTAAAAGAACCTGCAAGAGAGATTGTCTTAAAACAATCACGTCGTATATCCATGTCTGTCCAAGCAGAATCAAGATATCCTATTATGAAGATAGAAGGTGTAAGAAAGAAAAAATTTTATAGACCTAGAAGTCATGAGGGAGAGTCACATTATATCTCAGATCTTAACCAGGTTGATTTGACTAAAGGTAAATGGTTAATACTTACAAGAACTAAAAGCAATCTATTAGATATAATGAAAGATTTAAAACGTAAAAATTTTTATTATCAAAGTAACAAAGGTAAAAGTTTTAAAGTTGGTATGTACGAGGCTGCAGTTGCATATACTAAATGGACCATGGATGAATTATTAGATGATAAAGAAATTAGCGCAGTAAAAGAATATATACCTAATGCAGACTGGGATGTTAAAGTTCCATGGTATGATAAATTTATAGCTGATCAAAAAGAAATTTTATATTTAAGAAATTTAATTGCATCAAAAGAAAATTTAAAAGACAAAGCAAGAATATGGCTGTCAACTATTCATGCAATAAAAGGTGGTGAAGAAGACAATGTAATTTTATCTTTGCACCAAGGTCGTACCATTCAACAAGGAATTAAATCAAGTGTTGACAAACAAGATGAAGAGCATAGAGTGTGGTATGTCGGGATCACGAGAGCGAGAAATAATTTATATAAACTGAGAGCAAAAAAGAAATTAAGGGAGTATCAACTATGACAGACAAAAAACTATTTGATGAAGCATTTCCACAATATACTCAGGTCGGCGGGAATCATTACACTAAGTTTCCTATTCAACCTTACGAGTTTATTTCAAAAAATGATTTATCGTTTTTCCAAGGGAACGTTATAAAATACGTTTGTAGATATCAACGTAAAGGCGGAGCAGAAGATATTAAAAAAATAATACACTACTGCCAACTAGAGTTAAAAAAAATAAAAGATACTAAATGATATTACCACAAACAGAGTGGGTTCAACCCACAGAGTATCCAGATCTTAGATCGTATGATGAGATTGCTATAGACTTAGAAACAAGAGATCCAGATTTAAAATCAAAAGGTTCTGGTGCAGTCATAGGCAATGGTGAAGTTGTAGGCATATCTGTAGCCACTTATAATGATACCTGGTATTTTCCAATTGCTCATCAAGAAGGACCTAACATGAACAGAGATAAAACTTTAGAGTGGTTCAAAGATATTTTAGAATGTCCAGCTACAAAAATATTTCATAATGCTATGTACGACATATGTTGGATACGTAGTTTGGGTTTAAATATCAATGGTTTAGTGGTGGATACAATGATTGCATGCTCACTACTAGATGAAAACAGATTTTCATATACGCTAAATACTTTGTCTTGGCATTTTTTAAATGAAGGTAAAAACGAACGAGCACTAAACGAAGCTGCTAAATCAAGAGGACTTGATCCAAAAGCTGACATGTGGAGACTACCAGCACACGAGGTTGGAGCGTATGCAGAAAAAGATGCAGAGTTAACTTTTAAACTTTGGCAACATGTAAAAAAATTATTAATTGAAAATGATTTAGAACAAGTTTTTAATCTTGAAACGGATCTTTTTCCTTGTCTTGTGGATATGCGTTTTTTAGGCGTTCGCGTAGATACTCAACGAGCCTACGAGTTGCGTAAGGAATTGATAGGACAAGAGCAGCTGTTATTGCGAGAAGTTCAACAACAAACAGGAATAGATACCCAAATATGGGCAGCAAGATCGATTGAAAAAGTTTTTCAAAAATTAAATTTATCTTACGAACGTACGGCAAAATCCAATGAACCTTCATTTACAAAAAATTTCCTTTCTAATCATAAGCATCCTATCATACAAAAGATAGCAGAGGCAAGAAAGATTAACAAAGTAAATACAACATTTATAGACACTATATTAAAACACGAGCATAAAGGTAGAATTCATGCAGAGATAAATCAAATTAGATCTGACGATGGTGGAACTATTACAGGTAGATTTAGTTATGCTAATCCAAACCTACAACAAATACCTGCGCGTGATCCTGTATTAGGGCCAATGATTAGAAGTTTATTTATACCTGAACAAGGAATGAAGTGGGGTTGTTTTGACTACTCGCAACAGGAACCAAGACTTGTAGCACACTATGCATTACGTTATGGTTTGCCTTCTGTAAATACAATTGCAGATTCATACGACACTGACCCGTCGACCGACTTTCACAAAATCGTAGCAGAAATGGCAGAAATTCCACGTTCACAAGCAAAAGTGATCAATTTGGGTCTTTTTTATGGTATGGGCAAAGCTAAGTTACAAGCAGAGTTAGGTGTATCTAAATTTAAAGCAGAAGAATTATTTGATAAATATCACACCAAAGTTCCGTTCGTAAAACAATTAATGAATGAAGTGATGAAAGCTGGATCTAAAAAAGGTCAGATAAAAACTTTGTTAGGTAGAAGATGTAGATTTCCTAAATACGAACCTATTCTTCGTGGATCAGACTGGGGTAAATATATTCCAGCTGAAGATGAAGAACGTATGCAAGACTTACAAAAGATGGGACCATATTTAAAAAATGATGAAGATGAAATAATAAAAGACAAAGATGGTAATCCTAAAAAAAATTATTGGCACAACAATCCAACTCGTAGAGCTTTTACTTACAAAGCATTAAATAAATTAATCCAGGGTTCTGCCGCTGACATGACAAAGAAAGCCATGTTAGAATTATATAAAGAAGGTATTACACCACACATACAAGTTCATGATGAATTAGATATATCTGTTGTTAATGATTTAGAAGCTGCAAAAATAAAAGATGTGATGGAAAACGCAGTTGACTTGAAGATACCTAATAAGGTAGACTATGAATCTGGTCCAAACTGGGGATCTGTAAAATGATTTATTATGGCATACTTAAATGTAAATATACCACCAACCTATGCTCAAATAAAAAGAGAGTATCTTTATGATTTACAAAAACATCATGGAGAAGTTGAAGATTGTATTATCTTCGGCTTATCAGCTCTTACTGGAAGGGCTATACTTTTTCATGCTATCATGGAAAATGGTGCAATATTTTATCGCTTACCAATTAGCGCGTTTATTCAAAAGGGATTTAAACCATCCGACGTGCCCGCAAGACGACTTGATGAATTACAGCTCTGGAATTGTTTTAGCTATTATCCTTCTGTTCATCGTTGGGATATACTAGACGGACAAGCTGGTAAATATATAGGTAAAGATAAAAAATGGCACCCAGGTAAATACTTATTTACGGTTGACTTCGCTCACCCAGAGTCTAATATACTTGATACTGATCATTCAGAGATTCCGCACGAACATAAGTGCGCTCACATTATTGCTCTCGATGATGGCAATTTTGCAGCACAACCAAACAACAGATGTATATGGGACATACCTTCTTTCGTAGTGAAAGATAATACCCCTGATTGGAAAGTGCAAACTTCTGAATGGAATGTAGAAGATAGTAGAGCATGGCGGACAGAAGATACCGACAAGTTCTTCTATGAAATTGAGGAGAAGAAAAGATGACATGTATAAATTGTGGAATGGGATTTGTAATAACACCTATTAACTTACAAGGGGAGTGCCCACATTGTGGATACATAAACTCGCCTTTAGTATTAGAGGAGGACAACATGATTAAAAAGATTTGGGAAAAATTAAAATCTTGGATTTGTTTTTGGAAGTAATTTATGGAGATAGCCAAGATGGATTACCGGTTTACAACAATATTAATAATATTATTAGTTGCACTTGCGTTCTTAGGAGGACCTAGTGCCCAATAAACCTTTATCAATATCAGAGTCGGCAGCCGTTCAAATGCCAATGAAAACGGTTGCCAGTCTGATTGTAATCGTAGCACTCGGCACCATGGGCTATTTTCAAATTGTAGAGCGTATCAATATTGCAGACACTAAGATAAAGATAATGGAGCAAGACGTTGAACAAAACACAGAGTTTAGAATCAAGTGGCCACGTGGACAAATGGGATCACTGCCCGCAGATAGTGAGCAATACATGATGCTGGAGGATTTGTATAAGACCACGGATCGTTTAAATAAACACATCGAGTCAATGGCATTAAATAAAGTAAACATAGAATTTTTAACAAAGCAAATGGATAAAGTTTTAGTTGATATTGAGAAATTAAAAGATGCTAACAGA